ATTGTTACCAAAACCTACTGATGTACCGTTGCTAGTAACCCATAAATTACCAGTGCCGTTTTCTTTCACATAACTATTAGACCCATCGTGAAAAATCTGTAGATCAGAGCCAGCACCAAACACAGCCTTATCGTTATCACCAAAGTTAATGTCAGCAGAGGTAGTCATACCGTCTGTGGTAATAACGCCAGTAACGTCGATGCCTGTGGAGGTGGTGGCTAGTTTGGCTGAGTTGTCATGGTAAAGAGTGACAGCACCATCTGCGGAGCCAATAATCATATTTTCTACGTCATTAGCTTTTCGTAGATAAAAGTTATCTGCTCTAACAATTAATCCGCCAGTGCCTGCATCATCAATGTAGCTATTGCTACCATCATGATAAATCTGTAGGTCAGAGCCAGCACCGAAGATAGCCTTTGCGTTATCCGCAAACTCAAGCGCAGAGTCAGAGCTATCAAAGACAATATTTGCTGACGCACCTGTGAAGGTGACATCAGTTGCAAAATTGACAGCACCATCTACATCCAAAGCATCAAGGTTGGCCGTCCCATCAACGTCTAAATCTCCAGAAACAAAAAGTGAGGGCACGGAAAGGTCAGTAAACGCATCCACCATCGCACCGCCAGAGCCAGCGCCGTCTGAGTAAATAGCTTTGGTCTGACCATTCGCAATTGTGACGGTCGCGCCACTCCCTTGCTTGATGATGATACTTTGCGATCCGCTGGTTGCGTTTTCTATGAACCAGAGCTTTGAGACGGTGTTGGGGCCGATCGTGATTGTGCAAGTTGAGTCCAAAGTCCCTGTGTACTTTAAAAAAATCGCTCGACCCGCATCGGCGCTGCCGTCCGCTATCGTGGTGGTGTGCGTATCAGCGTTTGTAGTAATCGCCTCGGTGCCGAATCCAAACGAGTCTGCAATTAGCGACAGGTTGGTGTTTGTCGTCGTGCCCCAGGTGCCCGAGCCTTCCCCCGTGGCGAGTTCTGTAAGTCTCAAATCATTCGTATAAACTGCCATGCCTTAACCTCGCTGCTATGCTGCTGAACGCCCGGCATCTAATTCCTCATAGTTGGGCGTTTGACTTGTGCTGACTGCGGTGTAACTCGCAGTCTGGCTATCATCAATCGTAATATAGTTTGGCGATTGAGAGGTGTCTATCTCCCCGTAAACTAGCATATTTCCTATGTTGGTCGTGATCCCCTCACCTGTAATCTGAATCAGCGCCTTAGCAACTGTCTCGATATCACCAACCGCAGCCGCTACTTGTTGCCCACTGAGATTGACTGCGGCCTTGCCATTTATCGTCAGAGATCCGATGCCCGCCGTTGCACCCACACCTGTGGGCGATACTGTGGCTTTTGCAACGGTCGTAACCGCCCCGACCCCTGCGGTTGCGCTGACACCCGCTGTAATTTGTGTGATGGCTTTGGCGACGATTTGAATTGCGCCAGGGGATGCCGTGGCGGATTGGCCTGTGGGAACCACGTTCGCTTTTGCGGATATCGTCAGCGCGCCCTGGCTTGCCGTGACTCCTTGCCCGGTAACAGAGACATTGGCTGCCGCGTTGGTGGTAACACTGCCGACACCACTAGTGGCGCCGACGCCTGTGAGTGAGACATTGGCTTTTGCGTTGATTGTGAGTGCGCCGACACTTGGCGTGATTGATTGGCCCGTGGGTACGACGTTTGCTTTTGCAACGACCGAAACAGAACCAACGCCCAGCGTTGCGGCTAGACCTGTGGGCTCTACGGGTAACGGTGTACCCCAGGCTGCTTCACCCCATGTGCCGCGACCCCAGCCTGTCAGCGTCTGATCTGACATTAGCTACCTTGTGCGGCTTTGAGGTGTTCGACAGCGCGGGTCATGATATCGCGCACCGAATCAGTCAAAAAATCAGTAGCGAGGGAATCCTCAAGGATTTTGATCGTTTCAGCAATGTGCTCTTCTGGTGTCATAGGTGGCCCCCTTGGAGCCACCATCATAGACCCTACGCCGCTTTTGGCAAACCTTGAAACTTGCGGTTGAGAATGCGCTGAACTTTCGAATGTGTCAGCGGTGGGATGTCGTGCAAGCTATTGACCTGCGTTGCTATCTTGCGTGGACCCAAGCCACGCTTGTGCAGACGGTAGATGGTTTTCAAGACGGCTTGCTCTTCTGGCACCTCTTCCAAAAGCTTGCGGGTTTTGCTTCCCGTCTTGACCTCCACATGGCGAAAGCCGTAAGGCGCCGATCCACCGATCGCATACCCGCGTGACGCCCAGTCCAACTTGCCCGCTGAGAAACGATCCTTGATCGTGGCATGTTCAATCTCTGCGACGGCAGAAAGCACCATCAACATGATCTGATTCGCCATGTGATTCATGTCAAACTTTGCATCCAAACCCTTGGTTTTGACTGCGTCAGGGTAAACAATCGGCATTTCGCCGAACTGCTCACAGAAAAACAGGGTGATGCCAATCTCTTGCAGTTGAGGAATAAGCGATAGCAAATCAGAACTTGATCGGCTTAATCGATCGAGCCGAGTGCAAACGACGACATCGTGTTCATCAATGACGTCGGTCATTTCACGACTTGCGGGACGATCTAAAACCGCATGAGTACCACTGATGCCTTCATCAGCAAAAAACTGTGTGACTTCGCGATTGTACTTCTCGCGCACAAACTCGCTGATCTGTTGCATCTGAGTTTCGAGCGAAATGCCCGACTTGACCTGCTCATCCGTGGACACGCGAATGTAGCCGTAGATGTTGTTGATTTGCTTGTACGGTCCACTCATTTCACACCTCCTTTGTACCCGTAGTCGGTCATCTCTTCATGCAGTCGTTGCCAGTTGATATCGAGCGGCATGTTGTCGTTGGTGCGATCAGCAAACATCACCACACCATCCTTGACCAGCTCCACGCCATACACGGCCTTTGGCACACCATCGTAGACAATATCAATGTTGTGCTTCAAACAAGTGCGACGCACACGATTGTAAAACCGCTTTTTCTGTTGCGCTTTATCCATAATTAACGCCTCCCTCTTTTTGCAAAATAGCCAAAACCAAAACCTTTTCGATTTCCTCAAGCTGTCGCTGAAGGTCACTGCCCTCAACCACTTTGTGCTTCCAGTCGGCCACTTGTTCCAGCAGCACGTCGGCTTGGTCATCGGTCAATTCAATGTACATAACAACCCCCATCTCATTTACATAACGAATCAAACCATATTCCGTGTCGATGTACAATATATTTATACAAAAATGTTTTTTGTGTAAAAGTGTTGACAATGACACGCACAGTGTGCGACGTTGCGTTTTGTCTGGCGTTGCCAGGCAAACAACTAACAGTACGCCTACGGGCGAAGGAGATACAAAATGGGTAACGTAATAGCACTTGAGCCTATTCAAAAAACTTTGATGACGGTTCGTATTCAGGGCACCAGTCCTTTCATTCAGCACAAGTGGGATGAGAAGGCGCTTCAAATGCTGAGAGACAAGCACGCTGGGATTCGAGTCAAGAATCGCGATGTGCGCGATCCAGCACAAGAGTTCCGTAACGCCAGCTACAAATTGAGCGACGGCCGCTACGGGTTTCCAGCGGGTGGTATCAAAGCTTGTTTAGTCGGTGCGGCTCACAAAGACATTGGTCTGGAAAAGACCTTGCTCAAAAAATCGCTGTTTATTCGGCCAGACGATTTTGAGCTGAATCTTGTCGCGTTGGAAACCGATGACCCTAAGATGCGCGAGGACATAGTACGGGTGGGTGCTGGAGCGACTGACCTGCGTTATCGGCCAGAGTTTATGCAATGGGCGATGACGCTAAAGTTCGAGTATGACTCCAAAGCGCTCACACAATCGGCCATTCTCAATTTGATTGAGCGGGCTGGGTTCGGCATCGGGCTGGGTGAGTGGCGTCCTGAAAAAGGCGGTGAGTATGGTCGCTTCCGACTTGATCGTGAATTCGCGATCTCAGAAGAAGCGGCATGAGCGTCACCACGGTAGCGTGGGCAAAGGGGTCTGTCTTCAAGGCAGACCCCAATCTCGCGTTGCGAGAAATACAGGCTGTCGATCAGCAATGGGGTGGTGTCGCGCCCGCAGGACAACTGGTCGAACACGCTCGCGATCCCAGTTCTGTGCTTCATAACGATTTCGAATGGGATGACTCTGTCGCGGCCGCAAAACAACGGGTGGCAACGGAGAAACAGATCAAACGGTCGTTAGTCTATGTGACCAGCTCAGACGTGCCAGAGTCTTTTGCACCGACAAAACTCAGAGTGTTTACGAGTGTTTCGCACACCAATGATCTTGGTAAAACCGTTCGCTCATACGTTTCAACAGTGGAGGCCATGAAAGACGCTGAGTTTCGCGCTCAAATCCTGGCGAACGCCGAGCGTGACCTCGAGCAATTTGTCAACAAGTATGACCAACTAAAAGAGTTGGCTGGCGTGCTTGACCCAATCAAAACGCACCTTGAAGGCGGTTAGGTTGGGTTAGGCTTGGTTTGGCAGGTCAGGTGAGGTCTGGAATGTTATGGTTGTGTGCGGCTCAATCCGGTTTGTTGTGGCAGTGCAAGGTCGATTTGGATTCGGTATGGCAGGTTTGGTCAGGCGGGTCGGGGTTGTGAAGGGCACGTTGGGGTCCGTCAAGGCACGGAGAGGCGAGGCAGGTGTGGTCAGGCGAGGCGTTGCATGGCGTTGTAGGGTGCCTTGCGGCCCGGTTAGGTGTGGCAAGATCGGTTTGGGTAAGGCTCGACAGGGCTGGTACCGCGGGGTTGGTTCTGGCGAGTTGCGTTGAGTCATGATTAGGTGCGCTTGGGTATGGCAGGTCACGGTAAAAAGTTGATACGGATAAACAACTGGAGAAAAAAATGACACTACTAAGCACACAGTACGTGCAGTTTACCAACGATGAGTTGGAGCTGCTCAACACTCTCATACGAATGAGCTCTGATGATCCGCGCGTCAACGGGATTGAGGGCACCTGTTTTCGACATGAAAGCGTAAGCCCAGATCAAGAAGCCAGGCTCAAGTCCTTGTGGACCTCGATCGAAATAAAACTCAGCGAGTTTGAGGTGGCCGCTGATGGATAAGTTCAAACAAATGCTACTCGAGCATGATTGGTATTTCGTTTACAGCGATGACCACCGGGCTTGGCGGCGGGGCAAACAGCAACGCGCTGACCTGCGAGCGGAAGCAGAGCGCCTGGGTAAACCTGAGCTGGTGAACCAAGCGTTTGAAAAATTTGAGGCAGGTGAGCTCGAGTATTGGGTGGAGAAGTTATGAATTTAGATTGGCTGAATCGCTTCTATCACTGGCCGCGCAGCCTCTTGTCGCACCTTTTGCATTTCTTCCGTGTCTCTAGGATCTAGGCTCAAGATACCAAGCGCACCTTCTGTAACTGCCTCTGCTGCTGGATCTAATACCTCTTGAAAAAGCACTTGAGCTGGGCTGCGAATCGGATCGGACATGACGCCTGTGCGTAACATTCGAGGCTCACCTTCACTCATCAAATATTCGCCCAAGTTACCCAGTCCGCTTTTGACAGCTTCTTTATAGCGCAAACCAGTGGGAGAGGTCGTTTCAAAATCAACCAATCGTCTTGCGCGTTCTTTTGCTGCTTCTGCTTCCTCAGGAGTCGCACCTAACTCAAATGCTAACTCTGCGCCACTCATACCAACAAAAGGCTCAATTAGTAAATCTGATAACCCCTCATACGCTACTTCACCCGCTCCACGCAAAGCACCCAAGATTCCTGCGCTTTCTTGTACCTGTGGGTCGGGGAAAGTACGTTCTAACTCTTGTGCTTTACGTCCTTGCTCTTCAGCTTCGGCCTTTTCTGATGGTGTGAGAGACAAAGCAAGGATGCCTGCGGGAGGTATCGTATACATACTGCGTCGAGACTTGGCTTTGTCGTCTATCGTTTTACCGTCTTTGGTTTTTTCATTCAAAAGATACACACGGCTCGTATAATCACCAGCCTCGTCGCTCCCAGGCTCCCCCGAAACAGTGATTGTTTTGTCTTTAGGTTTTTTTAATGTGCTCTCAACGGGGATAAAAGCCTTACTGATAGCAAAAGGTATTGTTTTATTGTAGGCATCAATCAACCCTGGTTTGTTCCATCGTTTTGCGTGCAATTCCCCTGGAGCAAAAGCGACGCCATCATAGCCCTCCCTAGCCGCTCTTGAAAAAATGTATTTGACACCCAAGGTGTTCCAGCCTTCAGAGTCGGTGATAAAGGGCGCTCTCTCAATAAAAGACGAGTAAGGAGATGCCATTTTTGCGCCTGTTTTGGCCTTTTCATCGACTTCAAAATTTTTCACTGCTTTATCGAGCCTTTGCATAATGTCGGGCGTTAGGCCCATAGGCACTAAGGTATGCCGCGCAATGTCTCGTTCGGCTAGTTCTCGTAAGCGCCTGTTGACCTCTCCATAACTTTCGGCTTTGAAGCGCGCCAAAAGACGCTTGAAGCTTTCACGATTGAACTCTGCCGCTCCTGGTACATTAAAGTCAGTCGGTGAACCCACAGCGCCAAACTCACCCAACTTTTGATCAAGACTAATCAAATCCTCTTCGTCTACATAATCGGATATAATTTTTGCCACTGACTCACGATTGCCGTCAAAAGGACCATCTCTTGATGCCGTATCGATCTGCAACAACCTGTATTTCAGCGCCTCGGGAAGATAAAAATTTTGACTTCTTTGGCCGAGGCGGAATGCTCCTGCATAGATTCTTTTGAGTGCCGCTTCT